TGACGTTTGCGCTGGCTGGGTTATTAATACGATCCATCCCGTCACGAACTGAAGAGAAGGACTCTAAGGAAATAGCTGTCTTATCTTTCACGGCAACAACTGGCTTCGATGTGATGCCTTCATCAGCATCCTCAACTGTAAACCCAAGCCTCTCCAACCTCTCTCTAGTAACAGGAGTCTGTAGCTGGGCGTAGAACTCAGGTTCACCATATGCCATCAACCCATTGTAAATCTGGGTCTTCCACGCATACACCGCCCTATCCACTGACGAGCTTGTGAACTGCAACCTGTTACTGGTGTAACTGGCTATGCTCCTTACCTCTTCAGCAGTTTGCTCATGGGATGCCGCTGCTCCCACTTCCTGAGCAGAAAGAACAAGAACACGCTCAAGAATATCCAAGATGCTTCTGACTCCATTGATGATCTCCGTTGTACTTTGTTGCGGGAATTTGAATGATGTAAATGCTTTCTCTGGATCGTGCTGTCCTACACGCGCCTTACGAGATGAATAGCCTACAAAGTTCAATGTGCTGTACATGTTCTGCCCAGCATCATTGATCTCTTCGACTGTATCACCACCAACCTGATCCTCATCAACAAAGGTCATGTTAGTCAGGTTCTGCTTAATGCTTAAAAGATATTGAGTCAGCAAGTTCCCCACATGATCTTGGAACGGTAAAATCTCCAAGGACAATGATGGGTTTACTGTCTGCAACTCGTTGCTGTCGTAGCCGTAGTAAACTACTGGGCAATATGGAAGGGGCTCCGCATAGATAACAGTATCGTCTTGAGCCACACAGAATCGGAACCAAACATCGTGATCGTAATCGAAGAGCCCCATCTTCTTGGGATTGAGCTTCTCAAAGTATTCCGTAACCAAAACAGAATAGTCATCATGATCAGAAGTGTAGTACTGAACGTCCTTCTCCCTATCCAACAATAATGCACCTGATTCTTTCTGTAGAAACTTAACAGTCCCAGAATAACCAGAGTTCACATATAACCCAAAGTTGGCATTGCTAGTAAGCCAGTCAATACTTCCAGCAGCAACCTTATCAGTGTTATAATACATCTTGTTGTTTGCCACATCTCCATATCTCTGTATAGCCCAATACCCACTAAACTTACAGCCCGTATCCGAATTAAAACTAGAAGGCCTATGGGCTATATCCCAAAAGGTTCTAGCTGGGTGGGGCGTATGATATCTGATCCCCTCCTTTGTATATACTTCCTTTTCCTCACCATCCTCATCTCTAACTGTTTGTTTCTCGCTATGCCAAGATTCCTTTGGAAACTGCAAGCAGTACCCATAGTGCAGCATCTGGAATATGCTTTGAGAGAGAACACTGGAATAATCGTATTGCTGAGAAATAATCTGAACACGATCCGTTACGATCTCCCCTTTAACCCTGTTTTGCTGAGTGCTCTTGTGAGGCTCATACTTAAATAAAGGAACCAAGTTCCTGTCATTAAAGATACGCGCCCATCTAATCGTCACATACGCCTTAACCAAGGGAACAAATATCTGATAGAATCTCGGCAGGTTCAGTGCCTGAGTAGTCTCACCCTTGGCAGATACATGATCCTCTATTAAATGAGATACACCCCAACTATCCAGAGCCTCAGCTACAGACTTATCGTCTCCTTTTTTAGACACAAGACTATGTAACAGCGTGGGGGAAATTTGTCGGAGCGGAGCGTTCCAAGCCAAATCCAGTGCATAATACAACTTATGATCACGAAGACTGCGGCTTACACCTTCTTGAATGCGATTACGCATCCTGCCGATCAGCTTCTCGATCTGCTCTGGCTTTTCCTCTGCGGAGAACACAGACCTCATCTTCTCTTGTGAGTATCCGCGATCCTTTAGAATATCTAAATCTATCATATTAGTACTGGCTTTCCTTTTCTTTCAGCCTCGTCGACTGCTTTTTTTAACCTGTTATAACGCTCCTTCAGGGAGCTTTGGCCATAAAGCTTTAAAAACATTTTAACAGGAACACCTTCCTCGATCTTCCCTGTTGCACCTTTGTATTGGCCAAACACAACGGTTCCTTTCTCTAGGTCGAACTCAGGTTTCAGCCTCTTTATGTGGATAGAGAAGGAATATCTTCCTTGCTTATCCTGAGTCACCAAGACCTTGAGGTTATCCTCTATTGCTTCTCGCATTAAGCTAACGCTTCGGGCTCCTCCGTCTCATCCTCATCTGGAACCTCGTACATGTAATCCTCTATATCCAGAGTATCGACTTTGATCTCTACCCCTTCTGGACTGATAGAAGAAATGCTACCTGCAACATTATCCAAAACTACGGAGTCATTGACGGTGTATGAAGACATTAGCTCAGCCAATTCCTCATAACCTTCTTTCGTTAAATCTATTGATACAGTGATCATTAAATTAATATGTACTGCTGCTGACAGTACACCCTGAACCGACTATGCTAGTTTAATATTCTTTGTCCAGCATATAGATTACTTGGAATACAATTAGCGCGACACTAATATCGCGGAGCGATGAGCGAAGATGATGGTGGCGTATGGATGCCACGGCTTAGCCCCAAGCAGTACGAAATCTTTAACTGCTATGGCCGATATGTACTTGTATCTGGCCCCCGTTACTCAGCTAAAACGTGGGGCGTTCTACAGAGGCTCATGCGTCACGCATGGGAAACCCCTTCTGCCCGTATAGGTGTGTTCACTAACACCCTAAAAAACGCCAAAGTAGGTGTGTGGGACTTGTTATATCAGAAGATTGTCCCCGAATGGACGGAACAATTGGAAGGATGCGAGCTTGTAACGCCCATGAAAATGGATGGAGCCACCCGAATGGAGCATTTTAAGATCAGCAATATGCACGGGGGAGACTCTGAATTTCAGCTACATTCTCTTAAAATTGAGGATGAAATAGCCCAAAAAGTTAAAGGAACAGTGTTTTCCTGCATATTTGTGTCCGAGCTAACCAACTTTAAAGAGGATTATGTGTTCCGTTTTCCGAAGGGTCAGCTTCGTATGCCTGGAGTTCCTTACGATTCACATATGTGGATAGCTGATACCAACCCATGCGAAGAAGAAGGGCAAGATTTCTGGGCATATAAAATATGGTATGAAGAAGCACAACGAGATGACCACCCGAATCCTGAATACCAAAAGAATTTAACACTGATAGAGACAAAAGTTGCGGATAATACGTTCCTAGACCCACGGGAGTTTGAGGATTTAAAAGCCACCTTTGCACATGATCCTGACTTATATGCCTCTTATGTAGATGGCAAGTGGGTGGAGACTTCCAAGGACAGTTTCTTTACTGGCGTGTTCGCATCGCGCCATGTAGGCGGCAACAACGAAGGTAACTTTGAAGATTGGGACGTATTACTCCCAGACGAGAACACTGATGTGCTCTATACTGGATGGGACTTGGGCGACAAAAACCACGCGGCTGTTATTATGGAGAAGGTTCTTACTACATCAGGGCCAGCCTTTAACGTGCTTGATGAGCTAGTGGTGATTGACGGAGAAGTCACCATCGAGGACTTCACTATCTCATTCCAAGAGATGATGCGTGAGTGGGAAGAGGTAGCTGGTAAAAGATTCCAGTGGGTTCACTGGTCTGATGCCAGCGCGGTTGACCGATTCCGATCTGCGGCTGGTACTTGGGACTCCATGATTGTCTCCAGAGTTACGGGTGGAGAGATCGTACTGAGCCCCTGCCCTAAGTTTGCTGAGTCTGTAAGGCTCCGTGTGATGCTTACAAAACAATTGCTAACCGAGGGAAGGTTGACTTGTTCCGTGCGCTCTGAGGGGCTTATAGAGAGCCTAAAGGGAGGACTGAAGAAGACTAAGGGCAGAAGTAAACGCACTTATGTTCGCAATAACAAACATAAGCACGTTTGGGATGCCACGACCTATTGCATTCTAGGCGAAATGTTCCACGAAATTCAGATCGGAGACCACTCGCCAGCAGCTAAATTGCTCAGACTGTAGTCTCTTCCTCGGTATCAGGTGGCTCACTTGCATCATTCAACATGTTATTTAACGATGTTTTAGCAAAATCAGCCATCCCGACAGCAGCCAAGCAACCTCCAAAAAACCTGACAGACACGAAGTCGTCATCGTCCATCTGATCACTGGCTAATACCAATAAAGAGCTACTAAAATGTTCTCCAAGAAGACCGCTAATCTTCCTAGCAATTTCTTCTTGGGTCTTGTTCATTTTCTTTTCCTTACCACTCTTTTCTTTTTAGGCGTAGACTCGTGAGGCGCGTTAACTTTTGACCCCATCTGCCTGCCTATGTGGCTCTGGCTGGCCCGTGGCTTACCACTTCCCTTCGTTACTGGGTTCCCTCGCACTATTAAACCCGTCTTTCCAGATGCAGTCTTAGACTTAGCCTTTGATCTTGGCTGGGAAGCTCTTCGCAGGTTATCCCTTCTCATCAAAGCCATGCGCCTATCAAACTCCTTCTTCTCAGCGGCGGTCATTTTTTTCTTTGCTGCCATATTATTTTCCAACTTTCTTCATTGCCATTTTATGAGACTCACCAAAGGTCTTACCTTGCATCATTAGCTTCTTCATGTGAGCCATATGCTTTTTGGTATGGTGCTCTGAATGTCTCTTCAGAGTATCCTCCTGTCTCTTTGTCAGCTTTTTCTTAATAGCCATAACTATTTTTTTTCTTAGTCGGCTTTTTCTTTTTAGTTGAAGCCTTCTTCATCGTTCCTGCTTTTTTCTTAGCGGAACCCATCTTGTATCCTTTTCCATATCCCGGCATTTTATTAACTCCATTCGTCGGACTCTAGTAACTCCAGTATAGTCCCGTAGTTCTCTATGTCCTTCGCTGTGTCTATCATACTTTCCTCTATAACCTCTGGCGATTCTTTGCTCTCTATGCGCTTCCAAGTTAAATTCATCATGCGCTGAAGTTTATCATTAAGCCTGAACCCCACGCCAAGAATGTTCAGGTCTTTCTTGTCCCACGCAGCTATATTCTTGCTGCCGTAGTCACTCTGTTTCTTATCAAATAATAGTATATTCTCAATTTTACACTTGATTGCCTTCTTGGCCATTGCTGTCTTCAGACCTAACGCCTGCGCCATTATCCCCGCGAGGAACGCTGTGCTCGGCTTGTGTTGCATCGCCTTGATTGTTTCTATTATCGCCTCCCTCGCCTGCTCCGTTGTCAGACTCGCCTCCTGTGATGTTGACTTGTTTTGGGTCATTAATTTGAATCGGTGTTAATACTTGCCCAGCAGCAAAGCTTGCCTTCTTTTTAGCCTCTTCTGGCTTGATTTGCTTGGCATTCACCATGTTGCTACAGATTTTAGCAGACTCTGTTAACTGCTTAGACACTTCTACTGCCTTACTTATAGCTGTTAACTTAACAGTCTCGTCATCTGACTCGTATGCTATGTCTGCTGCTAACTGCATAAGAGGTTCCAGCTTCTCCGCTGACAGGAATACATAACCTATACTGGTCTTAACTACCCCTTCTTTTTCGATAAAGTCTCCTAGCTTCTTTAGCTCCCCATACTTTTTTCTTTTTAAAGCTACTAATCCTGTCTCAGCCGCAGCTTGCTTGGCTTCTTTATGCGAAAATAATCCCTTGGTAGGCGGGACATCTACGGGGTTACTAGCTGGGACATCAACTGTCCCACCGTCAGGTATTACTCCAGTATCACTCATTCCATCCAAACTCTAAATCATTATCACGCGCCCAGCATGTCGCGTCCTTATATTTCGTTTTTAAGGGCATATAACACATACATCCTAATTCAGGCTCATCATGGCTCCCGCAAGTCTTTCTCTTGTGGTTGAATATCGGACACTGCCAACACTCTCGGTATCTCGCCAGCCGTGTGGTCGAGGCCACCGTTTGCGTGTAAGGCATCCCGAAGATTGACCACCACATCAACTGGCCCCCTGTTCTCAGGATGTTTGGCAGACACCTGACGAGACCTAATGAACGGCACAAGGAAGTGGCCCCCTGCAACGCGACTATTGCGAATGCCCCCGCACGGGATAGCCGCTTGTGATACAAACGAACGATAGACATCTAACAGTTTTCCTTTCAGTTTATAAATTAGCTTGGCCACATACTTGCAGTAATCAGCCGCCGATAGCTTGCTTCTTTTTTCTTTCTCTGCCTTTATGGTACTCGCCCACCACTGCTTCTTAGGAGCCACCTCTATCGTCCAATAGATGTGATCGTCCTTGAATGCCAGCAGTCTGGTGTTGCTCATCTCGGCCCAGAATCCTTTGTCCTGCGCTATCTCCACACACGCCTCATGGCTCTTACCCTTGAAGTCTTGGCCAAGCGATTTGAACTCATCATAGAGACCATTCTTCCAGTTAGTTCGGTAAGGAATCGGATAAATTTCTGCAAATCCTAGATCAATGGAATCATGCTTGTTGACCATCATTTCGAGCATCTGCTCCTGCATGACCTCCCATACAAGCTTCATTTGAGGCAAACTTATAACTCCTGTTTCTGCTATGTTTTTCAGGAGTTTTTCATTGTTTTGCATTTTTTTTTAAAAAGGGCTTGCCGCCTTTCAGGGCATGTGTACTCTTACCCCCGCAGAGGTTAGTTGCCTGCTACACGCAGGCTATCGGCTAGGAAGAAGAAGAACAACAGTATTTTACACCCCCTTACGGGCCTATGGCTTAGCTAGTTTCTCGCTTTTCTAGTAGCCGACCTCTGCATTCAGGCCTGCAAGGGGGTCTTTTTTTACAATGACAGTAGATCAACTCAACCGAACGAAGCTCGACCCACTGAGCTTTCGCATATACGCCGCCCTGTTATGTGAAGATGACATGTCTATAAATAGATTGTCCTACAGAACAGGTATGACTCGCAAAGCAATTAGTAAAAGATTGCCCTCGCTGATATCCAAACAGCTAGTCATCAAGACCAACAACCGCTCCAAGGTCGCCACCTACTCAGGACTTGACACAACTGAGTCAATTGACGCAATAGATGAGTCAAATGACCCAATTCAAGTTGAGTCTAAAGACTCAGTTACTGAGTCAGATGACTCAAGTGTTGAGTCAATAAACCCAACTGTTGAGTCAAAAGACCCAGTTCAGGACATTTTTATCGGCGGAATGGGCGCAACTGCGGCCAAATTCTCCTAACACATATATATCTATATATATATATATATCTATAACACAATTTAACATCTATAGTAGTATTATATAAATAACGAGGATGCAGAGGTTAAATAATAAAAAGCTAGACCACCTTGAAGATTACACAGCAGAGCGAGGACTGATCGGTTGTATTCTTCTAGACCCCCAAATCTTAGACAAGCTGCTTGCTAGGGAAGATAGGCCGCTCAATCTATTCACCGATCCGATCTGCAAGAATCACATGCTGGTGATACTTGACCTATACGACAAAGATCGGCTGATAGATAAAGTCACCATCAATCGCAAGTTCATCGAAAATAATATCCACCAGAACATCCAGTTCGTGGATGAATGCGAGAGCATCACACCCTCCCCGCTCAACTGGTCGTACTATCTGGAAATCCTGCAAGAGACAAAAATGAAGCGGGAAACCAAGATGCTATGCGATGAGGTATCATCAAGGATAGCACAAGACCCCAGTGCTGAGCCCACAGGGGTGCTAGAAGAGCTTTTTGAAAGAGCCGAGGGTCTGTGCAAGGTAAGGGACTCAGAAACGTCTGTAAGGGCTTATAAGGACATTAGGCAGGATACCGTGGAGTTCTTCACTGATTGCTTCAATCGTAAAGGCAACATCAAAGGAATCACTACTGGCCTTTACAACCTCGATCAGATGATCTCAGGACTCAACAAGGGTGAGCTAAATATCATCGCCGCTAGGCCAAGCGTAGGTAAAACTTCACTCGGTCTCTGCATCTCCGATGCAGCAGCAGCCCGTGGTCATAACGTCCTGTTCTTCTCCCTAGAGATGACAGCCGCTCAACTCCAAATGCGATCCATCTGCTCCGAGATGAACCTCGACTACCGTGACGCTCTCAAAGGAGACCTGTCCCAAAATGATATGAAGAAGATTCAGGCTGGCATTGACCTCATCGGTAAACGCCCAATCTTCGTAGACGATAGCGGAACCTGCACTATCCATAATATTAAATCCAAATCTAAAAGACTCAAGCGTGACGTAGGCATAGACCTAATCGTAATCGACTACCTCCAGATAATATCATCCTCCAAGAAATTTGAAACAAGAGCCCTAGAAGTAGGATACTGGTCATCACAACTAAAAGCCCTAGCAAAGGACTTAAACGTACCCGTAGTCTGCTTATCTCAACTCTCCCGCGCTGGAACCATAAACGAACGTAAACCCCGCCTAACAGACCTCAGAGACTCAGGAGCAATAGAACAAGATGCAGACGTAGTAGTTATGCTCCATAGGGATAATGACGTTGACATGTCTGATGGAAAACCATACCCCTTGTCCCTCATAGTTGCCAAACAGAGGAATGGCCCAGTGGGGGAAATCAATATCGAGTTCGTCCCAAAGTACACCAAGATGCGAGACGCTTCACCCATAGTAGACATTCCCGTAGACAGCTATGGGAACACACCATAACAAGCAGCTAGGAACAGCCGCTGAATGCATTGTCACTGCTGAATTAATTAAACGTGACTGGTATGTCTCCACCCCAGAAGGGGACTACGCTCCCTACGATAGAATAATAACTAAAGGCAGATTCATTCATAAGGTGCAAATCAAGTCTGCCACCAAATTTAACCACCCTTCAGGCAACGAAAAGGCCTACAAGTGGACTATCAGGGGAGGCCACTCTAAAAAAACTATCCATGACCGATGCGATATAGACGTTTATATCTTCGTCGGCATACCTACAAGGGAGTTTCTTATCATTCCCTACGATGCCATCTACGGAATGAAGACCATATCAGTCAACACAAACAACATAGATGATGCAAAATGGGGAATCTATCTAGGCGCATGGGGACTTTTAGAGAATAAAGGCTTCAAAGACGTTATCTAGGATCATCAATTCGTCTAGCCTGCACTATAGCTCGCTCTATTATATCAATAGCTTTCTGATTTCCTATCGTCGCAACCTCTTCAAGAGCCAACTGTAGCGTTTTAATTAAGTCTGCCATAGCCCAGACAGCCTACAGTATAGGTTTATACGCGAAAAGTTGTTTCTAGAAAATGGCTTAGAGTCGCGCAAGGGCATATACATATACATATACACACATGGGGTATGCCCCCGCTCCCACCCCCCTTCTTCTCGCGCTACACTCCCCCATCATAAACAAAGGAATGCTGTTTTCATACAGTAGGAAAATGACAGGTAGTTGAGGGGGAGAGTTTCACTTGTGAGGGAAGGAACGGCCCCCCATCGTATGGGCAAAGGCATTCACTCCCCCGATACAAAAAACATCATGCAAACTAAAACGCAAAAGAGCGGCACAACCAAAGGCCGCACTACTCGCAACGCAACCAAGCCAACGCCAAAGGCAACCAAGCCAAAGGCCAAGCGGAAAGCGACCAAGCGCAAGGCAAAAGGGTTAACCCCTAAACGCCGCGCCGAAATCGCCCAAGTGAATGCTAGGTTGCAAAGCGATCCAAAGGGAATGCGTCTGTTTAAAGCAATCCCGCCCACTAAAGCGGGAGCGGTAGACGCAACCACGCGCCGCCCGTTCATGGCATGGCATTTGGAATGCAAGGTTGAC